AGGTGTTGACGATCCTGACGATGACGAAGCGGCGCAGAAAGAAACCATTTCGAACATCATCGGCACGACCGACGAAAACGGCAAATACACCGGCCTGAAAGCGCTGCTGACGGCGAAAACCGTCACCGGCGTTAAGCCGCGCATTCTCGGCGTGCCGGGTCTGGATTCTCAGGAAGTGGCGACCGCACTCGCGTCAACCTGCCAGAGCCTGCGCGCGTTTGGCTACGTCAGCGCGTGGGGCTGCAAAACCATTTCGGACGCGATTGCTTATCGCAAAAACTTCAGCCAGCGCGAGCTGATGGTGATCTTCCCTGATTTTCTGGCATGGGACACCACGACAAACTCGACGGAAACCGCCTGGGCGACGGCGCGCGCGCTCGGCCTGCGCGCCAGAATCGACCAGACGACCGGCTGGCATAAAACCCTGTCTAACGTCGGCGTGAATGGTGTCACCGGCGTCAGCGCCTCGGTCTCATGGGATTTGCAGGAGCCTGCCACCGACGCGAACCTGCTGAATCAGGCCGGTGTCACCACGCTGATTCGTAACGATGGCTTTAAATTCTGGGGCAACCGCACCTGCTCAGACGACCCGTTATTTGTGTTTGAGAACTACACCCGCACCGCGCAGGTGCTGGCCGACACGATGGCGGAGGCGCACGCGTGGGCGATGGATAAACCCATCACCGCGACGCTCATCCGAGACGTTGTCGCCGGTATGAATGCCAAATTCCGCGAGCTGAAAACTAACGGCTATATCGTCGATGGCTCCTGCTGGTACGACCCGGAATCAAACAGCGTGGAAACGCTCAAGGCGGGGAAATTGTTTATCGATTACGACTACACCCCCGTCCCGCCGCTGGAAAACCTGACCCTGCGCCAGCGCATCACTGATACCTATCTGGCGAACCTGTCGGACTCGGTCAACAGCTAAGGAGCTGCAAGCATGTCACTACCGCGCAAGCTTAAATATCTGAACATGTTCAACGACGGTCTGAGCTACATGGGCGTCGTGGAATCCGTCACCCTGCCAAAGCTGACCCGCAAATTTGAGAAGTATCGCGGCGGCGGGATGCCGGGTTCGGTATCGATTGACCTCGGCCTCGATGACGACGCGCTGTCGCTTGAGTGGACGCTCGGCGGTCTGCCGGACATCGACCTGTGGGCGCAGTACGCCTCGCCGGGTGCTGACAGCGTGCCGCTGCGTTTTGCAGGCTCTTATCAGCGCGACGACACTGGCGTAATTTCTGCCGTTGAGGTGGTGATGCGTGGCCGTCACAAAGAGTACGACGGCGGCGAGAACAAGCAGGGCGAAAGCGGGACGACCAAAATGTCGACCGAGCTCGCCTATTACCAGCTCACGATTGACGGCAAAGAAGTCATCGAGATTGACGTCATTAACATGGTGCTGAAAGTCGATGGCGTTGACCGTCTGGCGGAACACCGTAAGGCGATTGGCCTGTAACCCCCTGAACCGGTCAGCGAGGCTGACCGGTCACTTCACTTTGACGAGAAAACACGATGAAAAACATCAATGAAACCGCCGTTACCGACGCTGAAAATGTAAACCCGAACGTGGTTATTTTCGATACCCCGCTGATGCGCGGTGAGCAGAAAATCGAAAAGGTCACACTGTCCAAACCGAATGCGGGAACCCTGCGCGGCGTGTCGCTGGCGGCGCTGGCGCAGTCGGATGTCGATGCACTGATTAAGGTGCTGCCGCGCATGACGTATCCGGCACTGACCGAGCCCGAAATCATCCGCCTCGATGCGTCAGACCTGCTGTCTTTCGCCGGTAAGGTGATTGGTTTTTTGTCACCGGCTTCGGATCGTTAACGTTCTCTGAAAACCTGTCGGTCGATGACCTGATGGCGGATATCGCGGTGATATTTCACTGGCCGCCGTCAGAGCTGAATTCCCTGAGCCTGACCGAACTACTGACATGGCGCGACAAGGCGCTGCAACGTAGCGGAAACCAACATGAGCAATAACGTCAGACTTGAGGTGCTGCTGAACGCAGTCGACCGGGCAAGCCGACCGCTTAAAGCTATCCAGACCGCCAGTAAATCCCTGTCGGGCGATATCCGCACTTCACAGAAATCCCTGCGCGAGCTCAATGCGCAGGCGTCCCGCATTGACGGATTTCGTAAAGCCAGCGCGCAGCTCGCCGTCACCGGTCAGTCACTGCAAAAGGCTAAGCAGGAGGCGGCCGCGCTGGCCGTTCAGTTTAAAAATACGCAGACCCCGACGCTCGCGCAGTCGCGCGCGCTGGAGGCGGCGAAGAAGTCTGCGGGCGACCTGCAGCTCAAATATAACGGCCTGCGCGAGTCCGTGCAGCGTCAGCGCACCGAGCTCGCGCAGGCAGGGATTAACACCCGCACGCTGTCAGCCGATGAGCGCCGTCTGAAAGGCAGTATTGGCGAAACCACACTGCAGCTTAACCGTCAGCGTGACGCGCTGGCGCGGGTCAGTCAGCAACAGGCCAGACTCAGTGCGGTGAAAAAACGCTACGAATCCGGGCAACAGCTCGCCGCCGGGGCGCGAAATGCCGGGATGGTCGGCGTCGGTGTGTCAACTGCCGGGCTTTACGGGGCGTCACGCTTTATCGCTCCGGGCATCGGCTTTGATAAGCAGATGTCAGGCACGCAGGCGATCCTCGGGCTTGATAAACGCGACGACAAACTCGGAGCCATTCGCAAACAGGCACGTGACATCGGGGCGACCACGGCCTTTTCACCGGGTGACGTGGCGCGCACGCAGACCACGCTCGCACGCTCGGGCTATAACGCTGACGACGTGCTGGCGGCGACCGGGTCAACCGTCAACCTGAGCCTTGCGGCTGACGTAGATATTGCCGAAGCGGCTGACATCATTACCAATATGCAATCGGCGTTTAACCTCTCCACCACTGAGATTGAGCGCGTTGCGGATGTGATGACCAAAGGCTTTACGTCGTCGAATACCGGTCTGGTCGAACTGGGCGAGGCGATGAAATACGTCGCGCCGATTGCGGAGGCCGCCGGAGCGAGTATTGAAGACACGACGGCGATGCTCGGGATTCTGGCGGATAACGGGATTAAAGGCTCGATGGCCGGGACCGGGGCAAGTGCCATTTTCAACCGCCTGCAGGCACCGATGGGTAAAGCCGTTGATGCTATCTCAGAGTTAGGCGTGAAAACCCGCGACGGCAAAGGGAACATGCTGCCGGTCGAGAAAATCCTCAAGGATATTCATAAGTCCTTTACAAAAAACAAGCTCGGCACGGCGGAGCAGGGCGAATACCTGAAAGTCATCTTTGGTGAGGAGGCGATGAAGGGGGCGATTAAACTCGTCGCCGCTGCCGGTGACGGGTCACTGGCGAATAAGCGCCAGCAAATCGGGGACTCAAAAGGCACCACGGAGCGGATAGCCAAAATCCAGACCGACAACCTCGATGGCGATTTAAAAAACCTCCAGTCAGCGTGGGAAGATTTGCAGATTGAGGTTTTCGAGAAAGAAGACTCTGCGCTGCGCCGCCTGACGGTTTCCGCGACCGATATGCTCGGCAAGGTCGCCGCCTGGGCGAAAGCGAATCCCGAACTGACACAGACTATTTTCACCGTCACCGCCGGGGCGCTGGCGCTGGTTGGCGTGCTCGGCGGAATTGGCCTGATTGCGTGGCCGGTCATCGCCGGGATCAACGGTATCATCGCCGCCGCAGGTCTGCTGAGTGTGATTTTCACCACTGCCGGGACGGCCATTGTCACAGCCATCGGGGCAATGAGTCTGCCAGTGGTGGCCGTGGTCGCGGCTGTCGTGGGTGCTGCCTTGCTCATCTATAAATTCTGGGAGCCGATTAGCGCCTTTTTCGCGGAGGTGGTGGCGGGGATTAAAACGGCTTTTGACTCACTGTCACCGGTGTTTGACGCTATCGCGAAAAAACTCGGTGCTGTCTGGAAATGGTTCACTGACCTGTTTGCGCCGGTGAAATCCCTGCAGGACATTTTCGAGCGGTGCAAAAATGTCGGTGTGGCCTTTGGTCAGGCGCTGACTGATGCGCTGATGGCTCCGCTCAACATCTTCAACAGTCTGAGCGGAAAGGTGAGCTGGTTGCTGGAAAAACTCGGGGTTATCAAAAAGGAATCAAGCGACCTCGACCAGAACGCCGCGAAAACGGATAAGACCGCCGCAAATGGCGGGTATATCCCGGCAACAGCGGCCTATGGTGGCTATCAGAGTTATCAGCCGGTGACGGCTCCCGCAGGCCGCTCGTATATCGACCAGAGCAAAAGTGAGTACAACATCACCCTGCAGGGCGGCGTTGCGGCGGGGAGTGACCTCGACCGCCAGCTCCGCGACGCCGTCGATAAACTCGACCGCGAAAACCGTGCGCGCCAGCGCTCCAGCATGAGACACGATTAAGGAGGACATTAAGCATGCTAATGGTGCTGGGTTTTTTTGTGTTTGAGCGGCGCACCCTGCCGTATCAGTCGATGCAGTATTCAAAAGATTATCGCTGGGCGTCAAATGACCGTATCGGCAAGCCACCGGCGTATCAGTTTCTCGGGGAGGGCGAAACCACGCGCACGCTCTCAGGTGTGCTTTACCCGGAAATCACCGGCGGTCGTTTGTCCTTGCTGGCCGTCGAACTGATGGCCGACGAGGGGCGGGCGTGGCCGCTGATTGACGGGAACGGCATGATCCACGGGATGTATGTCATCGATAAAGTGACCCACACCCACAGCGAGTTTTTCAGCGACGGTGCGGGGCGAAAGATTGAGTTTAGCCTGTCGCTGAAACGTGTCGATAAGTCACTTGCGGCCATCTATGGCGACCTGAAAACGCAGGCCAGCAATCTGGTCAGTGATGCCGGTAACTGGCTCGGAGGGCTGTCGGGATGATAACTGACATGAATATTCAGGCCGGGGCGCGTATTGCGCCTGCGTATATGCTCACGCTCAATGGCGCGGATATCACGCAGAATTTCAGCGACCGGCTTATCGGGCTGACCATGACCGACAATCGCGGATTCGAGGCTGACCAGCTTGATATCGAGCTCGATGATACCGACGGGCTGGTCGAGCTGCCGCCGCGCGGGGCAAAGCTGACGCTGTGGCTGGGCTGGCAGGGCTCCGCGCTGGTGAATAAGGGGAGCTTTACGGTCGATGAAATCGAGCACCGTGGTGCGCCCGATACGCTGACCATCCGGGGGCGCAGTGCGGATTTTCGCGGGACGCTGAATTCTCGCCGCGAGCAGTCATGGCATGACACCACGTTCGGGGTGATTGTTGAGACCATCGCGCAGCGCAACAAACTGACGGCCAGTGTCGCGGATACCCTGAAAGCCATTGCGATCCCGCATATTGACCAGACGCAGGAATCTGACACGGCGTTTTTGTCCAGGCTGGCCGAGCGTAACGGGGCGTCTGTTTCGGTAAAAGCCGGGAAACTGTTATTCCTGAAAGCCGGTAGCGCGATGACGGCAAGCGGCAAGCCGATCCCCCAAATGACCATTGAGCGGGGTGACGGCGACCGGCATCAGTTTGCGATTGCTGACCGCGAGGCCTACACCGGCGTCACGGCAAAATGGCTGCACACGAAAGACCCGAAACCGCAAAAGCAAAAGGTGAAGCTGAAACGCAAGCCGAAAGAGAAACACCTGCGTGCGCTGCAGCACCCGAAAGCGACCAAAACCACAGCAAAGGCCAAAGCCAAAAAGGAGCAGGAAGCACGAGAGGGTGAGTATATGGCCGGTGAGGCTGACAACGTGCTGGAGCTCATGACCATCTACGCGACAAAGGCGCAGGCCATGCGCGCCGCTCAGGCTAAGTGGGACAAAATACAGCGCGGGGTGGCGGAGTTTTCAATCTCGCTGGCGTATGGCCGTGCTGATTTATTTCCTGAAACGCCGGTGGCGGTGAAGGGCTTTAAGCGCGTGATAGACGAGCAGGCTTGGATAATCAGCCGGGTGGTGCATAACCTCAACGGGAACGGCTACACGACGGGCTTAGAGCTCGAGGTAAAGGTTTCGGATGTGGAGTATGAAAGCGAAGAAGCGGAAAGCTGATATTGATTTATGTATTTGTTTTATAAAGTTAAGTTGAGTAAAATGCCTGCATCAGAAACGTTCAATGGTGCTCATCATGTTTCACTGTCCTAAATGCCATCATGCCGCTCATGCACGCACGAGTCGCTATTTTTCAGACACGACAAAAGAGCGTTATCATCAGTGCACTAACATCAACTGCAGTTGCACCTTTGTCACGACCGAAACCCTTTCGCGTTTTATCGTTTCACCGGGTGAGGTAGTGCCAGCACCGCCGCACCCGACAACATCAGGACAGCAACAAATCCACTGGATGTAATAAAAAGAGAGCCCCGCAAATGCGGGGCTTTTTGTATCTGTTAGATTTGTGCTGTTAATCACATGACCGTCTGCAAAGTGCCAGAAACGGACGTTATAACGGTTGTGGAAATACTCTAATACCGTGTTCATTTTTAGTTGAACACTATAAAAAGACCTCAGTTGCAAACTGGATCGCAAACCGGGTGTTCTCATTGAAAAAAAAGACCTAATTCACAAGTACTTTGTTCACCGCCAGTACCCGTGCAGTCGCTTTTCCATTTCGGGAGCGTAACTCTGATCCAAGCGATAAATCGTAGTGTAGTCAACATTCACTCCACGCTCGGCTAACATTCCTACAGTGCACGATAGCTGATCCTGTAATTGCAGTACCAGCGAATAGCCCTGAAAATACCGGCCATGGAAAGGATTCATCTGTTTCTCCGGTGAGAAAACGAGGTTCCATGTTATCAAATGCGATACTGAATGATATTTGCAACCGTGCCGCATAACTCTCATGGCGACACCAGACTGAGAAATTCCTTCACTGGCATGGGCCTGCCATACAAATAACCTTGCAGGTAGGTCACTTTACGGGCTCTCAGGTAGGCAGACTGCTCTTCGTTCTCCACCCCTTCGGCCACTAGTTTAAGATCGAGCCTGGTTGCAAGGTCAATCACATTATCAACAAGATGGGCAGAGATCGCGTCAGTCCCAATCATGCTGACAAAGCTCTTATCAATTTTGAGAATATCGATCCTCAGGTTTTGCAGGTAACTCAGGCTGGAATTACCGGTTCCGAAGTCATCAATGGCAATAAGAACACCGAGCTTGTGCAGTTCTGCAATCAGTCTGTGAGTGACGTCATCCACTACGAGCAGTTCACGCTCGGTTAACTCCAGGACCAGTTTGATGGGATTTTCCCGAAAGCTTGCTATGAACTCACAACAATCCTCCACCAGGCTAAAGTCCCTGAAGTGCGCTGCACAGATATTGAAACCGAAATGGAAGTTCCTTGGTAACTGTTGTACACAGGGGGCAAACTGTTCCCGTACCTGAGTTATCAAATTCCGTGTCATAGGGATGATGAGACCACTGTGTTCCGCCATAGGGATGAAACGATCCGGTGATATCATACCTTGCCGGGGATGCTGCCAGCGCATCAGTACTTCACAGCCGGTCAACTGAGTATGATCTCCAGACACTACGGGCTGGATATAGGGAATAAACTCCTGGTGATCCAGTGCCCCGCGCAATTCTTGCTCAGGCGAGTGCATACGCCCCGATTTTCTGAACGCCCAGATACCAGATACCAGACCCAGGAGAGCCCATGCAATGAGGCTGAATTTTGAGAAGCGCCAGATATTATCTATGTAGTCAGCGGGATACAGGCGGGTAACGATGCGAAACGGGTAACGCGTTGATGGTTGCTCCATATAACC